GAACTGATCCTCTGTTAGTATCTTAAATTCCATGCCTTGCTTCTCACAGAACTTCATTGCAGAATCCCACTTGGCTTGATTCTTTGAGTACTCTTTTACTTCCCATAGCCATGATTTAGTTTTCTTTCTAGGGTTCTTTCTAGGAGGTTTAGTCTGTTTCTTTGGTTTGATCTCTACGATATACTTAACCACTTCATGGTTAGGTTGTTTCACCTTCACATAGAAGTCTGGAAAGTATCTATGTATCTTACCGTCCAAAGGAGACTGATATGGAATGACAACTTCTTCGCTGCCCCACTCAATAACATTCTCATTACGATCACAGTAGATCATAAACCTACGCTCCCAACCAGAACGATAGATTATGTTCCTAACATTGCCCTTATATTTGTTGGGCCTTTCGGGATTGAATTTTCCCTTATAATATTTTGTAGTTGCCATATAAATACTTATATGGCAGCATTACAAGACAAAACAGCATTTATGGCTTCACAAGAAGCGAACCCTCAAGCGATGGCAGGCCATCGAGCTGGGGTTGGTGGAGTACTCAAATTTCCTAAAGATATTGGTGTAGGTGATGAATTTTTAAATCATATGTCATTTGAATCTATGAAAGTATCTGGTGGTGTTGATACACGCTCTCTTAAATTTCAACCCACAGGCGGTACTGTAATATTACCTATACCCCCAGGTTCAGTTCAAGCTGCATATCAACAGGGATGGGAACAAACTAGTGTAGGCTATATGCGATCTGCAGCAGCCAGTACACCGGCTATTGCAGGCACTATGAAAGCCCTAGTAGAAGGTGGGCTAGGTGGAGGTGGTACACTTGAAGGGATAAAAAAGGCTATCTTAGGTACAGGAAAAGAAGAAGTAGCTGATGTTGTTGCGGGTCGGGATATGGGAACTACTTCTACACAAGATGTTAGACGTTCTGCTGGTGCTGGTATAGCCGCAGAAGCCACTGGCTTTGCAATGACTTTGCCTGGTGCTGCAAGTTTAGCAGAAGCCGCTCAATATACAATAGGTAAAAGAGCCCTTGAACAAACAATGATGAGTTACAGTGGGCCTGGCTTTAGGTCTTTTCAATATAATTTTGCATTGCGTCCAACTAGTAGGTCTGAATCAGATGTGATAGAAAGAATTGTAAGATTCTTTAAAATAAGGTCTGCACCATTACAAGAGGCCACACAATTCACTCGTATATATAATATCCCAGAAGTATTTAAGATTAGATACTACTATGGGAGTAAAGAACATGATAAGATTAACCGAATAGGTCATTGTGCTCTAACTGATATAACTGTATCATATGGAGGGGACAAGTTTACTACCTTTTCTGGTAATCATGCACCAGTCCAAGTAGACATTCAACTCCAGTTTAAAGAGATGGAACTCTTAAATCAGCAGATGATATCTGAAGGCTACTAAAATGTACTTCAACAATTTCCCCACAATAAACTATGATTGTACTGGTAATGGTACTACTGAAACCATCCAAGATATAACTACTCGTATTGCAGTAAGAAAATGGATACGTGAAATAGGCCCTCTCTTTGCCAAATACGATGTAGCTGATGCTGAAACACCTGAAATGGTCGCCTCTACTGTCTATGGGAGTGTATATGACCATTGGGTTGTATTACTCTTTAATGAAATTACTAATACATATTATGGATGGCCCCTCTCTCGTAGAGATTTTTATGCATTTGTAGATGACAAATATGCAAACCCCCAGGCCACTCATCATTATGAAATCACACAATCTTCAGGCGATCAGTCTATAAAAATAAACGTAGCAAGCACTGTACCCGGAGCAACAGCGGTTACTAATCTTGAATATGAAGCCGCCCTACAAGATAAGAAAAAGCAAATAAAAATATTAAAACCCACTTATCTCGGACAATTCAAAGCTGAATTCCAAGAGCTCCTATATTAATGACTATCAATATCTTTAACGATTTAGATAAAATACAAAGTGCCCAATCCCAAGAAGATGTAATTTTCCAACCAGGTACTTTTAGAGTATCTATGGCTACCCTGCATCACGGGAAACCTAGAAATGAACACCCCATCGGTGACTTTATTCAACGCATTTTCCTCTTTGAAGATATGGAAAAATTTGGTCTAACTGGTTGGATTGATATGTTAGATACATATAATCTAGTAAGGAACAGTCTTATTCTAGGTGAAGAATTACTCTACTTAAAATTTGAAACTGCGGGAATTGATAAGGCAGGTCTTTCAGAATGGCCTGTAGATTTTTCTAAGCAGCCACTCCAAGTACATACTGTACAAAATATGAGAGAGGCTGATTCTAACGCTGGTGCATCTATACAATCTGGATTAACTTACCGGTTACATTTCTGTTCACCAGAACTATTAACTAATAATAGAATACGAATTTCTAGAACTCTACAAGGCACCTATTCTGATATGGTAAAAGAGATTTTAGAAAAAGATTTAAAGACGACTAAAAAAATAGAAATACAAGAAACAGAGGACCTCAAGCATATTATTGTTCCAAATATGCGTCCCTTTGATGCAATTGCTCAAATAGTATCTTCTGCTCAACTAACAGAACAATCAAATGGTAAAGGAAGGCAGATGCATAAGGGGAGAAAGAAATCCTCTACGAGTATATTCAAAGGGAGACAAACAGATTTCTATTTCTGGGAAACTTCCCGTGGGTATAAATTTTTACCCGCACTTCGACCTTTAGAACATGATTTTATGCTTACAATAGGTGGTGCAGCTGCACAAGTACCCTATCGAGAAACGATGATGACTAGTATAAGCCATGCCTATACTGGAACCGGTGATACTTTATCATCAATCACTAATGGGTTATGGGGTGGTAAACAAATTCTATATAATAATACTACCAAAAATACTTGGACTGTACAATCTAATTATCATACAGCTTTAAAACGTCCTCAATTTTCCCTTGTATCTGAAACGCCAGTGTTCGATCCTACTTCAACATTCGGCACTAATGTATATAATGAACCTAAAAGGGTATCTGATTGGCCTGATAGTAGAGTAATGTTTTCTTCGTATAATGGTAGCGCTGTTACTAACATTAATAAAACATCTGGTGAAGCAGAAATTCCATGGGTATTAGTACCTTCTGATTTAGATTTACAACGACTTATACAAACACAACACCCAATGCAATATAATAAATTATCTATTAGAGTGCATGGAATGTCCGCACTACAAGCTGGAATGATAGTCTTTCTTAATCTACCTGATGTTGGTCAGGGCAGTGGTTTTGTAGATGGTACAACTCCCGTGTGGGAAGACAGACAAGATAATATATGGATTATTAAACGTATATCACATCAAATAGATGCTCGCCAAGACAGTATGGGTTATACTTGTCAATTAGAATTATCTAATACTTTCAGATCAACAGCCAAAACTCTACCTAAATATCCTGGATTGGGGAGTCAAAATAGCTTACGCAAAACACCCTCTAGTCCTACTATTACAAAATATACAACTCCTACTATTAAGAGATAAAAGAAAAGCCCCCGAAAGGGGGCTTCTCAGTGTGGCTTGGCTAAAGATTAATCTTCGTCTGCCAATTTAGCAAAATAGGATAGAGTATCCTCCTCACCTTCATCACTACTAGCGGGGGTAGTAGTCTCAACTGGAGCAGAGCTCACAGCTTTGGGGGTGGGAGTAAATTTCTCTACCGTGCCCTGGACGCCACTTCCAGTAAGAGTCCTATTAAGTTTATTCTTCAAATCATCGTATGACTTAAAGTTATCCTCAGCAAGGAACTGTGTAAGACTATAGAGCTTACCATACAGTGCTTCTAACTTACCTTCATCACCATCAAACACTTCCGAAGGAGCCTCAAACTCAGACTTGTCATAGTTCCAAAAACCATCGACCTTCCGAACTTTCAACTTAAAATTTGCACCCTTCCAAAAATCAAAAGGATCATATGCAACTTCATCTTCAAACTGTGGGTTAATCACCTCTGCCAATTTGTCATGGATTTTCTTACCATAACGAAACAGAAAGATTTTACCTTCGTTCTCTGGATGCTTCGGATCACTCACAATAAGGACATTGGAGTAATATTTCAAAATACGCTTCTGCTTACGAGCAGTTTCCTTATCAGCTTCCAAACCGCTGTTCCACAATTCAGTATTGTACTCTGAAACAGGATCTTTCCGATTAAGCGTAGTAAGAGAATTTTCAATGAACCAGCCACCTGGCCCTCTGAAAGCGTGACCCCAAATCCGCACCCATGGCAAATCTTCACCAGTGGGTTGCGGCAGGAATCTGATTACTGCATAACCATTACCGGACTTATCTAGCTCTGGCTTCCAAAACCTGTCATCAGCAAATGATGTTACAGGATTGTTTACTTTGTCCAACTCTGCCTGTAGCTTTTCAAAACTACCGGACTTCTTTTTTAAGTCTGCAAAAGACATATCGTATTTCCTCGTATTATCGTATTATCGTATATCACATACAACTCATAATGAACTATTAAGTATATCATACCTAATAGCCTTTGTCAAGGGTTTATTCGCTAGGAGTAGACCCAAAAGACAAACTAATTGACACACCAGCTGTTAAGTCACCTCTTGAAAAACCATCGTCAAAAGGAACTGTGATATTTGGTCGAACAGAAAAACTATCTGAAACGGCCCAAGTATAACCAGCTGCCACATCTAAACCTTCATATGAAAAATCATCAATATCCCAATTCGATGTCACACTACCATCTACACCGAAAATACTATATCCGGTGCCGACAGTGGCATCAAAATCTGAATCATTGATATTCCATGCAAATGTAGTATCGACGTTTGCACCCCAATATTCTATTGAAGTATCTACACCAAGAACATGGTCACTGGTGTTGGTATAATCATAAGATATACCACCAGACAACCCACCTAACAGAGATGTAGAATAGTCAATACCAAAATCTACGGTATCACTAGTAGAAAATGTTAGCCCACTTGAACCAACAGTAATCTCGTTCCCATCTTGGCTGACACCAATAGTGGCACCACCAGCAGAAACATTAACATCATGCTCAACACCTACACTCAATGCATATGCACTTACAGGCAACATAAGCAAGAGCGTTACTAAAAACTTCTTCATTTATTTTTCTCCTTTCAAAGAATAATTGTACAATTATTTATATATATTTTTACAACAACAATGTTGTATTTAGGCACAAGGGGAGGTGGCCACCCCCCCATATACCGTTAGTCAACCTTACTAATCGTTTTTAAGGATCCAGTAAATGACGCCAACAGTGATTAGCCCTGCCAATCCTGCGCTACCTAGCGATGTCACTAGGCCTTGAATGTTCCCGATGACATCTACGGGTACGAATACTACATTGGGTCCGAATAGGACTTGTAGTACGATTGCAAGTCCTAATAGGGATAGCGCTACACTTGATAGACCGCCAATCCAGGACTTAATTGTTGCAACTAAGTTGTCTCCAGCCATTGGTAAGTTACCTCCTTTGGTTGGTTTAAGTTATCTCACCGTGATTGGCGAGTCTGCGGAACATCTCCGCATAGGTTAGATACTCCAAATTAGGCGTATCTTTCCATTCTGGTACCTCTCGATTAACTGCATCGGTTCCGAGAGGAAATTTATTTACTTTAAAAAATTTAATATCTGGAAATAATTTAAACATATCTTTATGTTGGAATAAAAAATTGACAGCGGGTACCGCATTCCCAGTTTCTTTCATATATCCCTGGTCCCCTTTGTATACATTGTTTATTCTATCATTATTAGAATAAATATCCATCCCTAACAAATATATTTCTGTAGGATTCTCTAGCAAACTAGCCAAGAGTTGTGCAGTTGGTCCACAATTCATCGCTAAGGTTGGTACATTCACATCATGGTGATTCCAACCAGCATTACTATATGGACCATTTATTACAAACTCTCGGTACATTGCAGGATATTTTACCTGTAGTTCCGGTGGAAAAGAACCTCCACCTAAATCTTTAACTTTATCTCCGTTGTTGTTTAACCATGTAGTATATAAACCGGCCTTAAACACTAGTTCATAGCCACTTTCATCTATTACATTTTTTGTGTCTTGTTCCCGAACTTCGGTTTCTAACTGCTGGGCTCTATCTTTATTAATGCCGTGCAACACAAATTCGGTACTGTCATTGCGAGAATTACTGTATACATACTCCGACATATCTACATTCGGATCACCAGTAATCATACTTGAATCGGTTAGTGCTTCGTATGCCTCCCCAGGCATTGGGTTCCATTCCCTAAACCAACATACATTATCTATTGGATAACCATTCCAATAACATGGATGTATTATACGTTCATCTATAACGACTAATACATCCGGTGTAAAATCTTTATATAGATTATTACACCCATAAATTTTACCATAGTCTCGTAGCTGCTCCAGATCAAATCCGGTTCTAGATTCACCATTACCTATAATGAAAACTTGTTTATTATTTATCATTTTCGGTTTTTGTGGGCGCATACCAGCCGTCACCCTTGAGGATGAAGTTTGCGGCTCCCAGTCGTTTTGTGAGTTGAGGTTCATTACACTCTGGACAGTAGACCAGGGCTCCCTCATGGATTCCTTGTAATACATCTATCAATTCATACCCACAACTTTTACATTCATAATCAAATAGTGGCACTTCTCAATGCCCCCCACGACACAGTAAATTTATCTCTAGACAACATATCTATTTCTCTACAAACCTCTTGTGTCTCTAACTGTGCATCAGGCTGACATCGTAAATTACACACTCTTGCAAATGCATACAATGAGCCAGTCCAATACCATTCTGTATATGTATTCTGCGGCAACACCATTCTAGCCTGTTCTGGTGCAATCCCCTTCTCTATCATTTTAAGATAAAGCTCTATAGACTTATCACATGATTCCCTAACAGCCGCACCAGTTCTTGTTTCTCTATCTAACCAACCAATCTGAGCCTCTGAAGAACCTTGTTTTTTATCAGTTGGGCGTCCTCTCCAAACTTTAGGCATCCAATACTCTGGTGTATAATCTACATACCTACGAGACACCTCGTTCCATACTAGTCCCACTTGATGTTTCACTAATTGTCGTGCAACAAAGATGGGTGCCATAATATGAAACGATAAGCTGGCATGACCAAAAGGAGTCCAGTGACCATGTTTTGCAAGATAGTTAATTAATTTCTTATCACCTTCAGTAAGTGTTGTGTGTGTTTTGCCGAAAGATACTCTCGCTGCATTGACTACAGATAAATCACTTCCCATATGATCTACTAGGGTCACTTTCACTTAGAAACTCCACCAACTGTTTTCCTAATAATATCAGCCGACAAAGGCTCAGGATAATATAATTCAAATGCCATTGTATCTTTTAGAGCTTCAAATGAATGATACTCACCCGGCTTTACTGTAGTCCATTGTCGAGGTCCTAACACTGTCGTATCTATCAAATCATAATCATTCTTATGAGTATGTACAGCTAACTCACCAGACGTTACATAAAACATATTCCACTTGTGTTCATGTTTATGTAAAGAACAGAACCCGCCTTGATGAACCCATATTCTATGGAACTCAATGAAAGGTGTCTGTAAGACTAGTTCAGTTTCTCCCCAAACTTTACCAGATTTCATTTAATGCAGGTCCTTTTAATCTATCTCCTTGTGTACCTAGATCCTGGCCACGCCCATCATCCGGCATGGTACGACCGTCTTGTGGTGCATTTATCCATTCACTTTTATGTCTTGATTGACCTACCCAATCTTTTTGTGCGGTTTGAGACTTCCAATTTTTATTATATTCATACTCATTAATAGTTTCTTCATGGAAAATATGGTCGCCTAAAACTTCAACCTCAACGGCTTCATCAGGACCCATCTCAATAAGTTTATCATACGCTTCTGATTTAGAATAAGCTTCAACAAGGTATACTCTCTTAACTAATTCAACCGTCCGAATAACATATTTACTCATCCCACTCTCTCCCATCGGACAAAGTTTCCACTATATGTCGCATAATTCTATATGGATCAGCATTTGCTGCAGGTCGTCTATCTTCTAGATAACCATTGTAATCATTATCTACTGTAAATATAGGAATGCGAATACTAGCACCCCGATCACTGATCCCATAGCTAAATTTCTTAATAGATTGTGTTTCATGTTTTCCTGTCAACCTCTGGTCATTATCTGAACCATATTCTTTAATTGCTGTCTTGTGGACTTTCTTTAACTTCTCACATAAGGTCTGATGTAGATACAACGACCCCCGATTTCTCATCTCATCATTAGAAAAGTTAGTATGCATCCCAGAACCATTCCAGTCACCCTTCTGCGGCTTTGGTGAAAAATTAATAGTCACACCATGCTTCTCGGCAATCTTAATAAGAATGTATCGTGCCATCCACAGGTCATCGCCTGCCTTAATGCCTTTACCTAAGACCTGAAACTCCCACTGACCTAATGCAACTTCAGCATTAGTACCTGTGATACCTATCTGAGCATTCATACACGCTTCTGTATGTCTGTCTACTATCTCTCGACCCACAACATTATCTTCACCAACACCACAATAGTAATCGCCTTGTGCTCGTGGCTTACCCTTGACAGGCCAACCCAAAGGCCGTCCATCTTTGTACATAAAATATTCTTGTTCAAAACCAAACCACCATTCATCTTCAATAGTTATTCGATCACGACAGTTTCTTGTATTTGATTTATGAGGGTTATGGTCTGCATCAAGTACTTCACACATAACATATGTACCTTCCAAACCAGGTGCAGTTCTTGTTGCATCCGCACGGATACGGTCTATAGTTTTATATTCCGATACAGGTCTTAAAATACAATCAGACTCTCGCCCTGTTGCCTGTTGTGTAGATGAACCATCAAATGCCCATACTTCGGCATAGTCATCTACCTTAACTTTACTTCTCAATGACTGTTCAGGCTTATACCCATCGAGCCACACATATTCAAATTTTCTACTCATATCAAGTTCCTACCTTTTTAACATATTTCCAACATTCAGTTCCTTCGGGCCATTTTTGATTTTCTTTTTCGTGATACCATTGCCAATCACCTTCACCATTCTCAGCCAACCAGCCTTGCATACTATCATGCTGCACAACCTTTACTGCAACGTGTTCGCCCGTTCTCTCATTCTCCAACACAATTTGTTGGCCCCGGCGATATATCATTCCTGATTTACCCAAACCATACTCCCCTATAATTTCTCCAATATTCATAAAAAGGTTTCAGTCAAAAAATTTCACGCCGCTTTCCGACCCCTCTTTTTTGCCAGAAAAGTTGATTTTGACCACAATAAAAAGAGGGCAGGAGGAAGGAAGGACTTGGGTTCACCTTCAACCGACACCAGCAAACTACCGTTCTGATAGTTTCGTCGGAACTGTGTCCCGGTCTGTCGACCGATGTGGCACCATCGGGTTTCCCCTAGGCGCCTGAGTACCACCTCTGACACACAACATTATCTCCGCTTGCTAGGGAGATTTTTATGTCAACTTCCTCCCCCAACCGTGTGCCCACAGTCG